TCTCCGCCGCGGCGGCCTTTCCCCCGGCGATCATCGCGGTCTCGATCGCCGTCGCGGCGGACGCCGCCCCGCCGATGCTGATCGTCCCGCCGGACAGCCATTTCAGCAGCGCCGGACCCACCGTCCCGGTCATCTTGATGCCGACCGATATCACGCCGGTCTTGGACAGCAGCAGCAGCGCCCCCGCCACGTCCAGCAGCGGCTTGGAGAACGACGGCGGCAGCTTCGCGACCCACCCGAGGAACGTGCTGATCAGCTTCAGCTCGATCATCCCGGCCGCGGACAGCCCCCCGAACAAGGTCGGCATGATCTGCCCCAGCGACCCCAGCAGGCTGTTGACGGTCTTCCCGTTGGTCCGGAACCACGCCAGGAACTGCCCGACGTCCTTCCGGGCGCCGGCGGAGGCGGACCAGCGGGCGAACGCGCCGCCCCACTGGTCCAGGTAGGTGGCGAACACGCCGAAATTCACGTTGTACCCGGCGAGGTACCCGCCCAGGTTCTTGACGCCCCGGCCGATGTCGGTGATGAACACGCCGATGGCGGACAGCTGGTCGGCGGAGAACCGGCCCAGCGCCGCCGCCATCCGCCCGATCTCAGCCGACCCCCGCGCGGACGCGAAATACTGGTCGACAGCCTGCCCCCACGACCGGAACAGGTCCGCGACCGGCTGCACCAGGGGTTTCAGGTACCGGATGCCCCGGTTCACCGCGTCGAGCCACGGGACCAGCGCCGGGCCGGCGACGGCCCGGCTCATCGACGTCCACTGGTTCTTGATGCTCGTGGTCAGGGTGATGAGCTGGGTGCCGGTGGCGCTCTGGGCCTTGAGCTGGGTGATCTGGTCCCGGATCGCGGCGGCGCGGGCGGCGGCGGCCTGCCGGCCGGCTTTCGTGGTGGCCTGCTGCCGGGCCTGGTCGGCCTTGGCGAGCTGGGCCTGGAGCTGGCCGAGTTTCTTCGCGTCGGTCCCGGCGGAGGTGAGCGCGGTCTTCGCCATCGCGGCGAACAGTCCCGCGCCGGCCAGCGCGGCACCCAGCGACGTCCCGACCGCGGCGATCCCCGCGGCCAGCCCCCCGGCCAGCGGGATCAGCGACGGGGACAGCGCGATCCCGATGCCCAGCGCGGACGGCCCCGTCGCCTTCGCGAGCTTGTCGAACGACTTGGCCAGCTTGTCGTTCTCCGCGCGGGCCTTCGCCGACGTGGCCCCCTGCCGTTTCAGCGCGGCATTATTCCGGTCAACCGAATTGTTGGCCCGTTCGACCTGTTTCGTGAACTGCGCGAACGCCGGCCCGGCCTTATCGTCCCCGAGGATGACGAACCGGAGGATATTGGCCACGTCAGGCTCCGAGTTCGCGTTCTACCGCGTCGATCGCGGCGAGGGCGGCGTCGCGGAACTGGCGGGCGTTCTGGGTGATCGGCACCTCGAACCAGCCCGGCTTCCCCATCTGGTGCCGCCACGTCCGCCTGTGACCGAACACCGGGTGATTCCACCCCTTCGGGCTGTCGAGGTGGTGCGGCAGGGTCTGCTTCCCCGGCGGCATCTTCTGGCCGAGCGATTCGACGGTCACCCGGACCCCGGACGACGCGAACGACGTCCGGACCGTGACAGTCTTCGCGACTTCGCGGCGCAGCGTCCCGCCGTGCTTCGACGGCATCAGCAGGATGGACTGCTGGACGTCCCCCGCGACCGGCTCGGCGGCATCCTTGAAGTTCCGGCGGAGTTCCCGTTTCAGCACCGGGTCGGCCTCTTTCAGCCGTTCGGCCAGCAGCTTCATCTCCGGCACCCCGGGCCCGGTCACCACCGCCTCGGCCATGTCACCGCCGCCCCTTCCGGTCCTGCTTCTCCGCCTCAGCCCGCTCGTCAGCTTCGACCTGGTAGAGCGCAGCCCACTCGGTCAGCTCACTGGATGAGGCTCGCTCGAGGAGTTCGGCGATGGTGCAGCCGAGATCGCGGGCGAGGCGGAAGAGGAACCGCCGCCAGGGGCGGCCCCGGAGTTTCCCGTCATCGCCTCCACATCCTCCGGGTTCAGCCCCGACAGCCGCGACGCGACGTCGAACACCCGGTCCAGCGCCGCCGCGGACAGCTCCCCGAGGGCGGCCACGTCCTGCTGGGTGAACACCGGCTCCCCGTCGTCCCCGACGATCGTCCTCGCGGCCAGTTTCGCGCGGATGTTCGCCACGTCCGGCACCATCGTCTTTCCCCGCTGGACGGCGAGGGATGCTTCCCACTCGTCGCGTTCCCGGCCGGACAGCTCCCGGACCAGCACCGTGCCGCCCCACTCGGGAACGTCGACTTCCTCGGTCCGCAGCGACTTCGCCGCCAGGATCGCGTCCCGGCCCAGGTGCCCGCCCATCAGGGGATCGTCACGTTCTGCGCGGGGATCTTCGTGATCGTGAACGTGACCAGGATCTTCGCCGGATCCTCGATCGGCGTGTCGATGCTGGTCGACGCGACCTTCGCGGGGAACACGTCCATCCGCTGCCCGGTGACATCACCTTCGGGGAGGTGGACGACGTAGCCCACGGTGTCGCGGGGCAGCACCATCCGCACGTCGCTCGACGTCGACGACGCGTAGAAGTTGATGGTGGAGTCGTCGGAGGTGATCCGGCCGGGGATCTTCGCCGTGTACCGGGACGACAGGTCCGGGACCTCGATGGACGCGGAGACGACGTTGAACCCGGCCATTTCCGCGATCTCGTTGGTCAGGTCGGTGCCGGCGTTGAGCTCGGCCCGGGTCGGGGACTGGTAGTTCGCGATCGTGGTCACCCAGTACACCTTGCGTACGGACGGCGGGATGTACCGGACGGTCGCGGTCAGCGGTGTCGGAGGCACGGCTACTTCTCCTCGCTCTCGGCCTTTTTAGCCGCGCTCGCGGCCTGCTTGCGGGTCATCGGCGGGGGTTCCGCCGGCGGTCCGGGTTCGTTCGCCTCGTCGGGGGCGAGGAGCCGCCACCCGGCGGCGTAGTGCTGAGCCAGCGACAGCCGGCTGACCTCGCCGATCCCGCCGGTCTCCGGGTGGATGATCATCACCCATTCGCTCGCTTCGGCCATGACGGCTCCCTTATGCGCTGATGGACACGACGGCGCCGGACACGGTGCCCGCCGCGACGTTGAAGCTGGCCAGTCCCGTTACCGGGTCGGCGTACACGGCCTGCTGCAGGGGGATGATGGCGACGGCGCCGGACGTGGCGGGCAGCACGAACCTGCGGGCGGGGCCGGTCGCGCCGGCGGGGGTGGCGACGGGCATCCCGTCGACGCCGACGTTGGACGCGGTGAGGACGTCGATGTTGCAGGTGGCCGCGGTGCCGTTGACGAGGAGGAGGCCGAGGCCGGAGCCGCAGGGGGCGGTGTTGCCGTTGACGCCGCCGAGGCCGGCTGTCAGGGTGACGGCGGCGCCGGCGTGGGGGATGACCTGGGCTGTGAGTGCCGCCATGTGATCTCCGTCTCAGCGGTTGGTTTGCGGTCCCGTCAAAGTTGATTACGCGGGTTTGCGCGGGTATGATTGGGGTATGACAACGAACGAGACCCTGATCGGCAGGACCACCCGCGAGATCGTGTTCTCCCGGCCGCCCGAGTTCCGCGAAACCAGCCGGGTCACCCGCCGGATGCCGGCCGGGACCGAGGTCTACGCCCGGCCCCGCGCCAAGGGCGACGGCCTGAACATCCGCATCCCCGGCACGCTGTTCACCCAGCACGTGCCCGGGTCCGCCGTCGAGCCATTCTGAAAGACAGGAGAACGATCATGACCCGTACCATGCCCCGCCCCGCTCTCGCCCTGGCCGCCATCCTCGCGGCTGTCATCGCCGTGCTGGCCGCCGTGCTGTCCGTCATCGTCACCGACTGGCTGGTCATGGCCGGGTTGTGGCCGTCGTGGTGACCCCGGCTGCCGTATTCGTCCTGCTCGCCTGCGCGGTCGCCGGGTGGGCCATCGCCCGGCATGAGGGTCACCCCGTGTGGGGTGCGTTCGCCGGGCTGCTCCTCGGCCCGCTCGGCGTGATCTGCGTCGCGGTCTCCGGCTGGTTCGCTTGGCGCCGGGGAGACTGGCGGTAAGTCAGCGGGACGTGTAGGCATCCACGTTGACAGCAAATACCACCCGGGCCAGCACCCCCGCCTCCTGCTGCTGCTGCTGCAGCGCCCCCATCCCCAGGCTGGCGCGGAGCACCACCCGGGACAGGGTGTGATCCGCCTCGATCGCCTGCCCGCACATGGCGAGCAGGTCATACGCCCGGGCCCGGGTGGCCGGCAGGTCCCCGCCGGGGTCGATCACCTCGACCGCGCACAGCACCGCATATCTTTCCCGGTCCGGCACCCCCCCGAGGCCCTCCGGGGCGGCGGTGCCGGTCACCACGTCCTCGCCCTGGTTCCCCGTGTACCCGACGGCGACCGCTTCGAGGCCGGATTCCTGGACGAGCTGGGGGCCGTCGCGGACCGCGACGCCGGACAGTCCCAGGGTGGGCCAGCCGGTGAACCGCATGACCAGCGCGTCGATGACAGCCGGGACCGACGACGCGTACGTCACGTCTTCCCTCCCGGTAGTTTCAGCGGGTTTGCGTGTGTATGCTCGGGGTTATGAC